GCAACATGCGACAACTTACAGCTAGCAGAGCTTGCTTGCTACAAAGAAGTTGACAGTGCATTAAGCACACTGCAACAAACAGTTGACTACTACGTGGACTAATGTTATAATACAATTTTAAAGGAGCGACAATGCAAGCAACACAATTTAATGTCAGCGACAAATTAAAATTAGTGAGCGTTACTACAGAGGACGGCACTACTAGCACAGAGTATAAGTGCAAAGTGAAAGTTAAGCTGGCAGGCGACAGCTTATGGGACTGTACACTAAAGACCGTTACAGTTACAGGCATATACATTGACGAGACTGTATATGACGAGGACGACAGTTACATATCTATTAATGTAGCACACACAGGCGGAGACGGTAGCTGGCGCTTGTATACGGACACAGGCTTTGAGGCAGCTGTTAGCGACCTGCTGGGCTGTGACGTTTGCTTTACAGAACAAGGCATGCAAGAGGACGGACTAGCGAGTATGGAGCTTTAATTAACTTGAGCAGTGTGGCAAAAACGCCACACCAGCCGTGGTTGACAGGCTAGACAAAAGGCCTTATAATAGACAACATCAACAGCACACTAAGGAGCGAAACTTATGTCAACAGCAACAGAAGCATTCAACGCAGAAGCAGTCCAGAACGCCTGCAACGAAGCGGCTATCCAAGCCCGTACAGCCGCTAAGGCTTTCTTCCAACAACATGGCGACCGTGATGCCTGTGGCTTTGCTTGGGTCAACGTCTGGGGCGTGCGTTCAAACAGCCGCTTGGGCAAGACACTACAATCATTTGGTTTCCGCAAGAGCTACGATGGTAGCCTCCAGCTGTGGAACCCATCAGGTGCCGCTACCCAATCAATCAGCATTCTGGAAGCAGGTGCAGAAGCCTACGCCAAGGTCATCACAGAGAAACTGGGCATCAAAGCCTACGCAGGTAGCCGTTTAGACTAATCAACACAAAGGAACACACAATGAAAACCTACTCAGAAACAATCCAATTCATCGCTGAAGTTCGCGCACAGATGCTGGCCTTCCCCAAGGCACCTATGGGCACCTACATTCCAGAATCAGCCGTGGCCCTAATCTACGGCGTACCAGAAGAAGTGGTATATACAGATGCTCAAATGGCTACTCTAGAGCGACGCAGAGAGTTGACAGGCATCTAAATAACTGTTATAATAACATTTTAAACAGCAGGAGCGAACATGGCATATACCATAGATAACTTGCCTTCAAAGGGCACAGTCAAAAGTCTAGCACAGGAACCCGTAACCAAAGTGCTCAAAGAGACTGATGACCAGATCAAAGAACGACTGAGAGAGCGATTCCAAATCTTAGAGGACATGACCAAGGCCGCCAAAGCAGGCAAGGTTCGTGCAATGATCGTCACAGGCCCTCCAGGTGTGGGCAAGAGCCATGGCGTAGAAACAGTGTTGAGCAAGCATGATCTCTTAGCAGACATTGCCAATGACAGCAAGCTCAAGAAGTACGAAGTTGTGAAAGGTGCAATGTCAGCGCTGGGCCTGTACAAGAAGCTCTACGAGTACAGTGATCGTAAGTGTGTCTTAGTATTCGATGACTGTGACAGTGTCTTGTTGGATGACCTTAGCTTGAACATTCTCAAGGCTGCTCTGGACAGTTCAAACAAGCGCATGATACATTGGAACACTGATAGCCATGCATTGGACCGTGAGGGCATTCCCAATAAGTTCGAGTTCCGTGGCGGTGCTATCTTTATCACCAACATCAAGTTTGAGAATGTGAAAAGCAAGAAGCTGAAGGATCACTTGGAAGCCTTAGAGAGTCGCTGTCACTATCTAGACTTGACTATCGATACAGAGCGTGAGAAGATACTTCGCATCAAGCAGATCGTAGAAGACGGCATGCTGGACAAGTACGAGTTTGATAACCCTGAAGGTGCAGTCAAAGAACTGCTAGACTTTATTGATACTAATAAGAAGAAGCTACGAGAGCTATCACTTAGAATGGTGCTCAAGCTAGCCGATCTTAGGCAGAGCTTTCCCGATCGTTGGGAGAGAGTTGCCGAGGTAAGTTGTATGCGTCGAAGCTGATTCGCTCCCAGAACTAGACAACGACAACTTAGTGTTGCCCCTGACCGTAAATCCGATTCGCTCCCGGTGGTCAGGGGATTTTTTTTCTCTTGAGGTGGGGTGGTCGGTATACAAATTAAAAATGTAAACCTTATAGCTACAAGCTAAAGCCCCATATGTGCAAAATCACCAGGTTGAAAAGATAAGTACTCCACCTTAATTTTTTACGCGGCAATTTTTTTAGGGCTGTAGACCCATTTCGGGCTAGAATTTTTAAATACTCAGCGGCGGTTAACAGTGCAGGCAAGGATGCACATGACCAGTGTTTTCACTGTTTCCGCTGGTCCTTGACAAGCCCTATTGTTCAAGCCACGTGCCAAATTGCCCGCCGCATTTAATCTTTATTATTATAAATACTCTATAAGGAATTAAGTCTATGTTATCACCGCAAGCAGAACTCTACAGACAATTAGTCAACAAGCTGGAAAGCATACAAGAAGCTGAAGGCACAACCACACAAGGTCCCGGTGGTGCTCCAGATCTTGACTATGGTTCTAAGACCGCTAGCACTGCAGACATTCCCACAATTGAAGCTGGTTCATTCAAAGAAGCCTATGCCAAGGCTGTAAAAATGGGTGTAAAAAAGTTCCGTTGGTGCGGTACTTATGTGGTCAAAGATGCACCTAAACCCGGGCCTATGAGTGCGCAGATTAAAGCTCAACCTGCACCATATGTAGCATCATCACCTGCTCCCAAGGCTCGTGACAAGGATGAGAATGACATGATTCCAGGTACTTATAACCCAGACATCAACACTGGCGGCTACACAGCTACCTATCGTCCACGCGGTTAATCCTGCCACATCGTACGGTAGCCACCTTGGCTCCACACTGCTGTATAAGTAACTTCAGCTAGAAATTCCCAATAGTCTCTTAGATGCACCAGTGGCTGGATCTCAACTTCTTTAAGCACACGATCATAACAGCTCTGTCCCAGTAGAGCCATATACTCGGGTGTATAGCCTCTACTGCTCTTGTAAGTGGGAAACACACTGCGACACCAAAAACAAGTGTTGCCCAAATCTAAGGCCTGTTGTCTAGTGCGTATCTGTAGGTACTGTTCAGCATAGCTGGGTTCTGGTTCCCAGGGCACACGATCCACACGTTCTGCCAGTAAGGCTACTATATAGTTCACTGTGGCTTCTGGTATAGTCCAACCGTGACGATCTAGGCAGTCTTTATAGAGTTCTTCGAATTCGTTATGTAGCATGTTCTCTGTATCCTCTCTTCTGCCATTCATGCCTGCGGTTCTTTTCCCACCACAAGTAAAACTCAGCGGGTGTGGGGAATCGATCTTGTAGACTATAGGTAATTGATAAACAACGAGCCAGATCTTCTCCGCTCATCTGTTGTTGCATGTACAGCGTGTCACAGTCCCAATAGAGTTCTTTGAGAGTGTCTGTAGGTGTCTGCTCTAGGACCATGGCCACTGCTAGAATTAACTGTGCAGTTAACATGGTTGTTGTCCTCCCCTGTATTTATCGCTGGGCGCTCAGCGCTTCGCGCGATTTTTTTTGCGCTCCGCGATGTTAGCTCAACCAGGGCAGCAACTGGGCCACTGCATCTGCATAGGTCAGTGTGCCTTCTCGGTTAGTGATCACCCAGCTGTAGGCCATTCTAGGTTGGTCTTGATTTGGTCCGTTGACCAGGGTGTGTATTTCACCGCCGTTGATTAGGCAGTCTGTGTCACACTCAGTGTCCCAGGCTAGATCACAGTCTTCGGGCCTGTAGTGTTGACTGGTAATGCCACTGGGATTGGTATAATCACTGGATACTGCACCAGGTTTTAGCTTATACCATAACATGCGACTACCAAAACTGTGTCGGATAAAATTCAATTTGACCACGGGGTAGTCCTGTGGCATACTGGGATCTAAATCTCTGTGTAGATGATACACTGCATGGGGTAAACTTCGAAACACCCGTACTGCATCCACTATGAGATCTTGTTCTAATAGCCATAACAACAAGGGTCTATTATTTGCACTGTATTCACTGCGACCTATTACTATTTCTTGACTAGTAGTCGTATTGTTGAGATCAAACCTTGAGTCTGATCTACTGATCCAGGGAGTAAACTCCACTGGCAGATCAAGCCTGTGGTGCGGTGTCAACATAGGTTATCCAAGGACTAAAGGCAGATACAGCGTCTGCCCAAGACCATGTGCGAGATTTATTAGTGATCATGAGGCTGTAGCACAGTCTGGGTCTTAGACGGTTACGAGCATTGATCAGGGTGTGAATTCGGCCTGCATGTATTAGACATGGGCCATTGGCTGTGTGACTTTCTACCAGCTGGCAATCTTCTTCCTTGAAGTTAAAACTGGTATAACCGCTGGGATTGGTAATGTACTCTGGCCTAGCACCAGGTTTGAGTTGATACCAAGACATCTGGCTGTCAATGCTGTAGAAAGGAAAGTTTAATTTAATCACATGATCGTAGACAAAGTGCTCATTGGCGGGATGTATGTTTGGATCAACATCTATGTGCAGTCGATACTGATCATTGGGCCAACTTCTAAACAGTCTAGTTGCATATACTTCACAGTCTATGCTGTCCAACCACTGGACCAGCAGGGGATTATGCTCTGCTAGTTCATCAATTTCAATGTTGATTTCCTGTGCTATATTTAGACGATTTGGTTCTCCCAATCTAGGGGTGTAGACACTGATCCAAGACTCGAATTCAACCGGAGGAGTTAGACTGTAATGAAATTGGGGCTGCATATTATATTTATCGGACTAATAGTAGCATAAATAGATATTGAATTTAGATAAGGAGATACACCCTATGCGTCTTAAGCATTATTCGACCACCGCACCCAAAGTAGAACGCAGTTACATGGAAGCGTGGCGACAAGCCCGCGAGCTGCGCGAACAAACACATCCAGATGATCCCGATGGCGGTACCTTTACTTGGGAAGGTGATCCAGGAACTATTTTCTATACCAGTAGTCCCACAGCACACATCAAACGCTATCAACACAAGCCTATCAAGGCCTATTGGCTTAGAGAGGAAATCTCTATAGCCGATGAACTAATGGAGTTAGCACCAAAACTGGTTGAAGAATTTTTAGAGTATCATCACGAATTTATGGATCTAAACATTCCCACTAAACTAAAGCCCTATCGAAATCCTGAATTTGATACCAGTCTTGTTATGAGCGGTCTTGAATCTTGGATCACTGAGGGTGTTAAGTATACTTGGAAAGAAAAGAACATATTCAGTAATCGTTTTAACGATGACCCTATTATCTACAAAAACTTTCCCACAGCAGTGGCCCTGACTAAAAAATGGGGTGACGACTGCCCTATCAGCAGCTACAGTTGCATTGAACCCGGCAACGTAATCGAGCGTCACACTGGGGTTGAAAATCGTGACAACGAATTCATACGCATACACATACCTTTGATCATACCCGAGGGAGACATATTCTTCGAGTGTGAAGGTGTAGAGATCGACTGGGAAGATCTATGGGCCTTCGATAATCAATTGATTCACTCGGCTCATAACTACAGCAATGGTCGTAGACTAATCTACATGTTTGATGTACGCAGAGATAAAATTGGTCTACCCATAGGCGAAAAATATGATCCTGTGCGTCAGATCAAAGCCGAACCCTTTGTACGCGGCCGTTATCCAAAGGTACTACATCGTAAACAGAGAATCGCACTTGGCCTTGAATGATCAGTGATTTTTATCTAGAAGTCAAACAGCCCAGCACTATTACCCTAGAGCTGGGCGAATTTATACAGAACCACAAGCATCTAAGTCATTGGACACCTTTGGCCTATGACGAACCACACTGGGATGCTTGTCTTGAAGTACCAGAAGCAACACTGAATCTAGATCCTTTCTTAGCCTGGCTAAGACAACAGGCTCCCTATACTGGGGGCATACTGCGTATGGCTCCTTGGACTAATTATGCTTGGCACAAGGACTATCAAAGAGGTTGTAGTCTTAATCTTTTACTCACTGATCCTGCAAAGAGCACTTGTCTTTTTAGACATAGTCCCAGCAAACAGATACACGGTATGTATCAACTGGTGCCTGTGGCCTATAGAACCACACACTATATGTGTCTTAACACTCAAGTGGAGCATAGTGTGTTTAATTGGGGTGAAGAGCGTTTTATTTTGACTCTGCACTTTCTAGCAGAGCTAGAAGATTTTAACTACAGAGATCTACAAAAAATTATCTTGAAAAGGCGTTAAACGCCTACATGAACCACTGTGACACTGATAGTGTCGTCGCAGTCGGCAGCAATAAAATCACCGTCATCTAAAACTAACTTGACGCCATTACCGTTGACATCGCTTAGTTGCCACGTATCACCGGCTGCTAGGCTAACAGTTTTGGCGATCTGATACTGTGTGGCCACTGGAGTTGATGTGCCGCTGGGTGCTACATAAACGTTTAAGGTCACAGGGTTTGTCACAGTATTATTACAAAAATAAACCGCAGTTACAGCAGTAGAACCTGTACTGGTATAGATAGCAGCGCTGGGAGTAGGAACAGTAGTATTATGAATGGCCATAGTGTATTTATCCAGTATTAGGGCAAAGTCTGAGGTAGATTACCCAACAGTTGTCTTAGTTTACTGCTTTCTACCTGCGGTTTTACTGCTTTAACCGGTGCTCCAACTTCCGGTTCAGCTGCTCGATTAACATGGCTTTGTTGTCTAATTGAATCCATGATTGAACTTCCTCTGCTAGTAGGTGCTCGATCTAATTCTTCTTCAACGTCGCTGATACGCAGTGTGTCGATGTTAAACTCTAAATCAATCTTCATGCCTACGCCACTTGAGCTACGTGTTTTCATCAACTGTATTTGATAGCGCCCGTGATCACGCATGGCCCTTGATGTAAAAATACCAAACACATTATCTGCTGTCTGAATTTTGCTAAGTCCGCCTGAAATATGACTGTGATCAAATTCTACTTCTTCAACAGCACCACGATTCAACTGTGCGGCTGTGACGAACACACACTGCTTTTCCATGGCTAGATTACGCAGTTCTTCACTGACATATTTGTCCTTGATGAATAAGTTTTCTGCTGAAATTTTAGCACTAACAGGCATTAGCAAGTCCAAGTAATCTACTAGAAGTACATCAATTTTACGCTCCATTTTGATTTCATACTCTTTCATGTAGGCACGAATATCGTTGGCTGTTTTACCGCTGGGCATGTATTTTACCTGATAGGTTCCACTTTTCTTACCTATCATTTTAACCTTCATTTCAACATCGTCAATGTTCTTGAAAATCTCTCTAGTTGGCACACCTGTGACCATTGAGTCTACTCGCATACTCACAAGTTCTTCAGAAAGTTCAAGCGTTAGATATAGGACATTTAGTCCTGCTAAGGCCCAATTTACACCTAAATTTGCTAGAAATAAACTTTTACCTGCACCACTGCCGCCCGCAAAGATATTGAGTTCTCCACGGTTCATGCCTCCAAATAATTTGTCGTCTACACTTTTCCAACCAGTACTGACTTGTCCGTTTTTATCTTTAATACGCATCAGTCGAGCACGTGGATCTTCGAAGTAATTAGTACCCATATCCTTGTTCAATCCAACTTGAACAGCTTTTTTAATTTTGTCTTCTACTGGACCATACTCGCCTTTTTCAAGTAAGTCGGCACTTTCAAGAATCGCTCTCTCGAGCCCCTTGTGTCGAATAAAAGTTTCAAAATCTGTTAGTAACCAATCATAGTGTTCGTCTCTAAGATTTTCTGCAGGTTTAAGTGAGCTACCAGTGGCAGCATTTATAATATCTGCTGTGGGCATTACACTATGTTCTGTAACATAGTCATTGAGAAATTTTGCCGCTGTTTGTAATTTTCTGTCAAATAATTCTGGGTCAAAAATATTCTGGCAGCGCACAAATGTGGCTGCATCGCCCATCATCATTTCTAAATATACTTTTTGTATATCATATCCGTAGTCAATATTTTGTTTAGTCATCCTGCTATTATACTATCTTTCAATTAAAAACTTTAACATTATGGCGTGACTCAAAATTACGTGCATCCACATAATCATTTACCATGGGTAGTCCTTTGATATTTAAGCTGGTGTTCAATAGCATAGGACATCCTGTGCGCTTATACCAAAGTTCTAATAATAGTCTAAAGTGACTGCCGTCATCGGGAACTGTTTGTACACGACTGGTGCCGTCACGATGAATAATAGCAGGATATAAATCAGGATTTCTACATTTAGCCACTACCTGCATGTATCTACTATCTCGCCAACCGTTGGGCATTTCAAAATAAACATCTACATATTCTTCTAAGATAGCAGGTGCAAACGGTCTAAATTCTTGTCGTTGTTTTATCTTGTTCACTCGATCTTTGATATCGTTTCCTCTAGGATCTGCAATAAGACTTCTGTTACCTAAGGCTCTTGGGCCAAACTCTGCACGACCTCTAGCAATACCACAGATTTGATTAGTTAATAGATATTCTACTATGTCATGATTACTTTTAACTACTCCCATATCATAGCCAATATATGGAGTAAAATCCTTTGGATCTATACGCCACTGAGGGTTATGGGCCAATACTGTACCTATGGCACTGCCTGCATCACCAGGGTTAGGCATTATCCAAGTTTTATCAAAATATCTATTAGTTATTCGATTGGCCGAGCAATTTAAAGCACAGCCACCCATAAACACTAGATTTTTACTTGGCACTAGTTCGCTGGCTTGAAAAAGAATTCTATCTAAAATCATTTCGTATACTTGCTGTGTTGCCGCAGCAATGTCAAACGTATCTTTGATAGATAATTCTGGATGCCAATCCATACAACCTCGATGTAGATCTCGTCTAAGTCTAAAAGGCTGTCTAAGATCATCATTGGGTAGTTCTACAATTTCTTTTAATAATAGTCCTGTAAATTTTTCTGGATCACCATAGGCCGCCATGCCCATGAGAATATATTCTTCTTCGTTGGGTTTTAGATGGCAACGTTGTGTCATTGCACTGTAGAATAGGCCCACACTGTGGGGATAACTTATGGTGTACACACATTTAAGTTTTTCTCCTGTTGCACGCCAAACACTGTAAGTAGTAAATTCACCGATGGCATCGAGTACTACTACACAAGCATCTTCAAACCCACTGGTAAAATAACCAGCGGCTGCATGACTATGATGATGTGTTGTATAGTGAATAGGGGCAATTATACCTTTTCCTTTTAGGTATTTTTTTATATTGTTTTTAGATAAATTTAAACCTTGTCCAGCTTTGAGCTGTCTTAGAGTTTTAAGCCATGGATTTTCATACCAGAAAACTTGATCAGGCATTCCTCCCCAACGTTCTTTGAGGTAATTAATCATTGAGTTAGGTAGATCAGCATCATTTTTGATCTTACTAAAACGTTCGCTATGACTGGCAAATACTAATTTTTCGTCAAAGAAAACCGCCACGGCCGCGTCGTGGCTATTTGCACTTATACCCCAGCTAATCATTTGTATATGAAAGGATCACGGCGGCGTAATTCTTTCATCCTTCTTCTTAACATGATTTTTTCTTTTATCCAAGTATAAGGCCAAATTATAAATTTTATTAATTTCATTTTTTAATCCATGTTTTTAATCTTAAACGAATTTTAAGCTCAGTATTTAATTTATTATTCACAATCATCCACAGCGTAGTGAGTTTTCCATAAAATCTAACTGCGTCGTTAACATCTTTAATTCCAGGTGCCCACTCAGGCATACTCACAGCCCAACCTAGTTTTATTGCCTGTTCTATAGTGTCTACCCCTGCATGATCTCTATCTGGAACTAGAATTACTTCTTTGTACAATTGATTGATTAAAAGATGTTGTCCTGCTTTTATTTCTGCACCTAGTAGTGCTATGCCATCTATGCTTATGGCATCAAACGGCCCTTCAGTTACGATAACATATTTTCTATCATCGGGCTGTCTGTCTAGATTAAACACATATCCAGGTTGTTGCTCACTAATATATTTTGGATTTCCATCTGTAATTTTACGGGCAGTGTAGCCTACTATTCGATTTTGATAGGTAAAAGGTATCAATAGCCTATTTTCAAATCCCGGAGACCAAAAGAAATGAGTGTCCATAGGATCGAATCCTCGATCTATTAGATATTCAATTACCTTGATAAAATTATCTTCATATTCTTTATCAGGCGGATTTGATATCCACTCTGCTAGGCTTTTCGATTCTTGAGGTAACGCCCTGGGTAAAAATGTAGGTACTAGATTTTCTATTTTTCCAGGACCGTCTTCTTTGAGCCTAAGTGCTTCAAAAGCTAGTTTAGTAATAGTATCATCTGATACGTTGAGTTTTTTCAGCAGAGTTTTCATTTTAACTGATAACGGTCTGCCTGGTTGCCAACTACATTTAAATTGACAATTAAAACAATGATAGCTAAGTGCTTCTCCGGCATTAACAATAAATCCGCCACGCTGCCTACGATCATCACAACAAGGAGCATTGAAACTTATCCAGCCGCTAGGAGTATGTTTCCTTTTAGGAGGCAAATGTGCAAGAACAGTGTCAACGATTAGGCTCATAGTTTAGTATAAACTATTAGACAGATATTGTCAAATCAATTGACGATTAACAAATTTCTTCGGGCGGATGACTATGAAATTCAATTGTAAAACTGTCCACAGTGCCTGGCTCTGTTCCTAGTTTGGACCAACGTACTCGTAGATACTTATAATCTTCAATCATTATGATCGGTAGTTCGATCGTTCCATTTTGAGCGATTGTGTAAGTATCTTCAAATAATCTTACACCTTTATAGGTAAAAGATTCGTTGCCTACTACTTCATCTTTAGTAGCTTCTATCCAAAGCTCTCCAATAAAATTTGTGCAACTAACTATGATATGTACATGGTTAGGTTTAATGGCTTGTCTATATTTTAAATGGATGGAACTGCTAGAATAGGCAATTGATTTATTGTCAAATGTACCCAGACCGTAAAAATCATCATAGGTTTCAATTCCTCTGACAACAGGAAATGCAGTTCCGATTAATTCTATAACTCCGGCAGCGCCAAATTTAGTGTCGCCATATAATATGACTGGATTTGAGTCTTGAGTAGCACTAACACTGAAAGTTAAGAACTGATCTTCTATATCTGCAATGTCGCTTGCTGGTATTGTAACTGAAGCAATACCTTTTAGAGTTTCTTGATCTAATGGACTTACAGTATAAGGGCTTGTAGCCAATGCGTATCCATTATGATCCATGATGTTAAGTTGAATACTATCAGTATCCAATGTACTTAGGTCAATACGTTTTTGATCTGCATTCTTTATATCAAACTCAATGGTATTATCGATACCTTTATAAACTTTTATCTGTCTTTGATACACAATTTTGTACTCCGTTAAGAATCCTGCCAAATCAGCAACCAATTGATACCTGTTCTTATATAAATACGTTGAAATTTTTTGCATCGGCAACCTCTATTGTATTTATGGTAAAATTAAGAGAAAATGTAGAAGAACAACTACCCTTTGTTTCCGTACTTAACTACGGCGATGAAGAGTACGTTGGGATAATAATAAATCAAGATCAATACGTAACCAGTTTTTACGATCTAAACAGCATTAGAACAGCAGAAGAAAAAACTGCGTTTTTAGAGCTAGGAGAAACTTGGTGGTGGGAATCAAACAGGCAAGTTCCAATAAGTATTTTTCTTAGAATACCTATAGAGCCCTATAGATATGCAATTAAAACTTTTAATTCAAAAGATGTTAGAATTGTACTAGGCCCAGTAGTGAATCTGATGAATCTAACAGTAAAAAGAGTAAAGCGAAAAAGTGTACAATTAGTTAGAAAAATTAATTAACTATAACCGTAACTAATCGATTCACATATTAAATTCATCTGTACTACAATCACATGTGCATAGGCCACAGCATGTGATTTCTTAAAGAAGTAATCATCATTCTCTGGTTTGATCCAGACTTCTTTCATCACTTCCGTCCATGTCTTCCCAATCAAATATCTCTTCGCTGGTCTGATTATGGCTAAAACTGCGGCTAATTGCTCTATATTCTTCGGCTTCATAGCCCGCAATATATCTCCATGTCCGTTTAGATGGAACAGTAGATTGATAAATTCGTCTTGTTCTAGTAGGTCCCATAGAGGTTCAGTCTCCATTAATCTAGTTAAATGAGCTTCATCTTTTATGCCTTTGTATGCGCTCACATTCAAAAAATCTATTTTAAAAAAGCCTCTTTCTTCTGCCAATTTATAGTCTACAGTACTTATTCCTGTAATTGGATTATACGGTATTGAAGTAAAATACACCCCAGTATTATGTTTCTTTACAAGCCCGTCTTTGTCAGTTATAGATGCTGAAACATGCTCTAATATATTTAACGCAACGTCTCTATCTAAAAAATCAAGATCAATATCTGGCATTTTACAAATTACTTTCTTTAACTACCTGATGAACAATTTCTACATCTGCTGGCTGTAGTCTAAATTTTTTAGTCCAAAAAGTTGGATCAATCATACTGCCCACTGTTTCTAATTGTTCGTCACTGAGTTTAGACAACATGTCTCTTCCTGACTTTGAATTTAAAATAAGCCATGGACTTATTTTTCCATCTTTTATGTCAAAGGTAGCACGATTAGTACTAACGTAATTGAAATAATGATTCCATAAACTATTATTTTTATCTGCCCATTCTATCATATGAGATATAGTTCTCTCCATGGCAGTTTCAACACTTTCGGTTTTTATTAAGTTTATAACATACTTTTCGTAAAGTTCTTCTCTGCACCAATGATCTAATTTTACTCCACTTTTTAATACATAGTCAATATAATGATCCGGATACAGCGGATCTATGTTTGAGATAAAACTTCCAAACTTTGTAAAAGCATTATAGTAAGGACTACGTGCAAATTCATCATATGTTTTTATTTCTTTTGATTTTTGTATCAGTTCATAAAATCTAACAAAGGCAACATATCCTAGTTGTACATGTTTTTCATTTTTTGCAAGAAATCTGCGTTTTTGTTCGCACATGTGAACAATTAGCGTCTTTTCTTTCATAAAGGCGCTGTTACAATGAGGACAAATAAAATTTTTATCTACAGGTTTCAATGTTAAAATCATTTAAATAATTTATCAATTTGTTTATCATCGTAGCCATGTCTACGAGCAAGCTCTCTCATTTCTTTGCCCGTCATTAACTGCATCATTAATTCAATTTCATCTAGTTTTGCATTAGGGTAAATTTCCATAAGAAATTTTGAACTCTTAGTGCCGCCCTTGGCTTTCTCTAACTTGATCCACTCATGAAAGAATATTTTTTTACTTTCATGACTACACATGCAGAGTAACTGCCACAACAGTTTAGGATGTTTTTGTAGAGTATTCCAATGTTTATTATAGTATTCGTTTACAGTTAATACAAAATGCTCTTGTATTTCTCTACTTTGACCTTTGACATTTGATATGAATCTATTAAGTATAAAAAATTCACCTTTCAATGCCTTTTGTTGCTCATCTGTTAGTTCGTCCCAAAGACCCTTGTAACCTACATCAATGGCTGCAAGTTTTTCTTTGAGTTCAACTTTATCATTCATGATCGAGTCCGTTACTACCTCTATCTCGAGTGTTATCTAAGTCTTGAAACAAACGTTTTTCTTGTGTAGTCAGCTTATCCTTGTGTGTTTTTCTAGGATTGCCACACAGAAAACATTCTGGATTTCCACAGTCCATTGCGTGGCGTTTATGTAGACGATGCGGTTCTTTTATATCGGGACCAATAGCAGTTCCAGGCAAGTGTGCTGCCTTGGCTATAGCAACTTGTTTTTTAATAGCAGACTCGTCTTTTTGTAGACGTTTACTGTGTTTAAATTTATCTTGTTCAGTACTCATTTTGGATTGTCCTTACTCAAACGATATATCATTATAGCACGGTCTAAGGCCTTTTGTAAAGTAGGGTTAGTCTTTGCTTCTTGCCGAATATCTCGCCACAAATGATCTTCTACAATGCCAAGGCGTTTTTCAACAGCCTTGATTGATTCACCGACTAGAAATCTTTCAGTTTCACCTTGATACCTACCATAGACAGTTTGTCCACCGTCGGGACTTTCATAAATGATTGGTACACCTGGTTTCAAAGATCCCATATTACAATATTTTATCTAATTGTATAATTTCACTTTGACGGCTTATTTCTTTGACAAAATAAGCACAATTAGGTTTAGAGCCCACTTGGGTTGGTACAGCAAGTAATTGGCCGTTTTTCATTTTTGGAAAATACCATTTAACATCATTGTAAAAATTAATAATTTCAATTCGTTTAAATTCTACTCTAAAACTACTCAAAGGATTAAACACTAGTGCTTCAAACCCTCTGTCATTTAGACTGGTTAATGGTAATATTTCAATGTCACTAGCACTTGAACTATCTCCCACTGCTATTGACCAATCTAAAGGCATACTTACTTCATCATCTCCGATTCTTAATACCATTGCAGGAGCATTAAAACTTTCAAGAAATATCAATGGCATAAAGAAAAAATCTGGTTCTTTTGGATCACTGTTATCTAAAACTGCAAATCTAGTATTCTCGTCGACCTCGTCTGGAAGATTGTTTAATTCAAATGTTGTATTGTCTAATGTTAAAATATGCATAATTATTTTTGCCAGTCTACTTTTTCAATCGTAAACGGATATTTGGCTTCCTTATAAAATTTCTTCCTCTCTGTAAGATGCTTTTTCGCATATTTACAGGTTGATGTAATGTCCCAGATCTGAACGAAGTCCTTGTCTTCGGCTTTTCGAATACCTCGGCCAATGCTTTGTATAACGCGGACAAAGCTCTTTCCGGGCTCAAGAAGAACCAGATTAAAAATCCTAGGGATATTAATACCCACAGCGGCCACACCGTAAGTCGCCACAATAATCTTGTTATCACTTGTTTTAATTTCATCGTATTCTTCTTTTCTATCTTTGGTCTTAACTTCTCCGCTGATAAAAACAGCATCTGCTAACTCGTTAACTAGAAATCTTCCACTATCGATTCGATTAACTAATACTAGAGTGTTGCCACTTTCTGCAATAGTTTTAATCAATTTGCTTATAAATTCCATCCTGTGATCGTCTGTAACAAGATACTTGTTTTCTTCTGCATAACTTCTAAATTCTTGCACATCGACTAGCTGTGCCACGTTTACGTGACAATTAGAAAGCACTCCCCTTTCTTGTAACTCATGGGCACTGATTCCACCTATAACTGGTCCAATGCTGGCAAATATACTTTCGTATTCAAATGCTTCTTTAGGAACTGTTCCAGTTAATCCCCATCGTATAGGAGCATTAGATAAGTTTTGTGTTAGTAAATTTTTTAGAACTTCGGCTTTAGCCATGTGTACTTCATCTACAATCACTGTTTTAACTCCGTCAAGAAATTCAGCTAGTGTAAGTATTTCGTGTTCAAGATTTTTACTTTTCTTGTCTAAGATGTTTAAACTTTGCCAAGTACAGATTGTATGGGTTTTTCCTAAATCTTTACGATCACCGTAGTAAACACCTACATCTAATCCGACGTTGACAAAGTCTTCTTCTGTTTGTTCTACAAGACTTTTATTCGGTACAATTACAATTGATCTTCCAATTTTTTCACAGAGATGTGCTAGGGTAGCAGTGGTAATAGTTTTACCTGCGCCTGTGGCTATCTGCTGTAGAGCTTGTGGATTTCCAAGGAATAAATTAATAGCTTCTACTTGATAGTCTCTAAGTAAAATAGGTTGACCTTCTTGGGGATGACCTTTAGGCCAAACTTTACCTTGATCAGACCAATATGTTTCTGTAACCGCATTGAATGATAAATCATGTTTTGTTCTTTGGTCATCAATGTCACTAATTTCAATGCCAAGATTATTTAAAATTTCAAGAATTTTTTCCATTTGATTTAGGTAGCCATTACCTCCTAATCCAAATAGACTTACCATTCCGTCCCAACGTCCTAGTTTGTAAGCAGGATGATATCTCGCATAAGGAATTTCATACTTAAATGTATTAGCTAGTTTACGGCGTGCCTCAACAGCCAACCCTTCTAGTTTGATATTTACTTCATCTTTAATAATTAATTTACAGGTCATGTGCTTACAACAAATGGTAATTTATCCGTGTAGTATACTATCAAGTCACAATTATTACAATAGACACTGGTTTTATTATTTCTTAAACTGTTTGTAAAACTAATAACACTGTTAGGTTGCCAGTTAGTTTTAAAGAAAAATTTTGGAATTTTTCCATTAATTACACCGGCAATTTTAGTGGTTAGATCAAGTTGTTTGTTAAATTGTCTCTTGGCAATTCGCTGATTAAATTCTGGTCCTTTACCTTGATTCTCAAATCTAAAATAAATGCCAACACTATCAGTTAATTTTTTCTTTTCAAGGGCCAAAGTTATCAAATCTAACTGTCTTATACAATCATATTCAGAAAAACTGGGAAAAACTAGGAGTGCAGGTAATTTTTTTAGTGCAACAAGTGAGTCTAGCAATTCCTCAAATTGATATTTTGTAGAGTCAACAAAAATTTTATTACTAGGCCTATGAGCAATAATTTCTTTTAATGAGGTTGGAGAAATTTTTGGTGAAAAATGGTACTGATACCGAATTTTTCGGTCTGCTAACAACAACTCGTCGGTGTCGGAGTTAAGGCCTAAGTCGTCTTCTAATTTTTTTAGAATTTTTTTGTTCTCAAGTGACTCAATTTGGAATTTTTTCTCCACATCCTCTTTTGACCATGAACGTATGGTTTCGTAGAAATCCAAAATTTCCTCAGAAATGTCAAAATTTTCAGATTTTAGGTAATCTACAATTAAAAAGACGTTTTTTTCAGATAGAGTCAGTAGATGAACTTTGTTACCGACTGTGGACAGCGTACCTGTAGATTTTTTTTCAATGTTTGATAAAATTTTTAAGAAGTGTGAGTTTGGTGCTGATTCGATTTTTATGAATTTTTCGTCATTTTCTGAAAAAATTGTGATTTTTTTGATATCTTCGTCGTATCTAAATTTTCTTGACCAACTAGGTGTTGTTAGCGCCTCTGACAAGGAAGATCCTAGAAAATTTAGATGACGAAAATTTTCTGTTAGAATTTTAACTAAAAGTTTTCCTTGATTTTCGGTGATAAAATTTGCTAATTTTACCAAATTTGCCAGATTTTTTAAAATACGAATATCGCGTCTAGAAATTGAACTTGAAATTTTTTCAAATCCATAATTTTCAATTTCTAGAAGGAGGTGGTCAATTGTAATCATGAAATAATTTTAACACATTACAATTAAAAAGTCAAGAATTAAATAGAGGCATCTTCCATGCCGGCTATTCTTAGTTTTACAATATTAGTAAGTTGCCATTGTTTTTGATCCAAGGCTTTTGTAATGCCCAACCATCGATTTCTTAGTAGGGCAAACTCATTTATAATTTTTTCGAAGTCGACTACATCTACTTCACCTTCGACAAATTTTTCACAGTCTCTTGAACTTAGGGCACGTTGGTAATTTTCAAGATATTTTCTAAAATGACTGCTCTTAAGGCGTCTCAATTCGATATTGAGATATTCTAAGATAGCTTCAATTTCCTGGAGTTGGTTAAACCGTTGTTCCACGATGCCGGGCATACCGGCTGCTGCCTTTTCTATATTTCCCGCTATGCGAGCATCTATTTTTGCAGCCTGTAATTCGGCGTTAAAGTATTCCACGGCATCGGGAATGTAGGAAATGTCTTTGCATATCTTAGAATACCACATGATTAATAATCTTCGTCGTCTTCGTAATATTCTGGTTCTTCGTCGTCAGAATCTTTATCAAGATAATAGTTAATAGCCTCGTCAAGCATGTCGCATGATCCGAGAGCATCTTCAAAAATCTTGTCACTTACACCATGATCTGCCATTAGATCAACAAATCTTTCGGCAGCAGCATCTTGTACTTTTTTATCTATATATTCTTTAAATAGAAGCCAAATATCCCCAATTTGTGTTTCATTCAACATGTTCGCTGTTCTCCTCTAAAGCGGTTTCTGATTTTTTAGTTAGATGATAATTCTTCATTATCATATCTAATTTATCATCGATCCAATCTTTTCGGTAGAATACGAACTCTTCTCCGGTAGTTGGATCAACCCACTTTAGTCGATTACCTTGTTGTACTAATAACCCTGCCTTCTCAAAAAGATCGACAAGTCCACTGTATGGGTTCATACCTGTTTCGTATGGAATCTTAATCTGTAGTGTTTCAAAAGGTTTAGCATAACGTGTTTTCATGATTTTACATGCGGCACGAATACCATTCACTTCACTTGTTTTTGCTCCACTCTCGTCTTCTTTGAGCTTGAGTTTTTTCATAGCAACAACAATTGAACTTGCATATACAAAGCCCTGTCCACCGCTAATCTTGTCATCTGGGTCAAACATATCTTGACTTGCGTATGTGTGATTTGTACAAACCATACCTACGTTGTAATTACCGAACATGTTTACACAATTACGAACAAGTGCTGTAAGTGCTTTAGGCTTACGACCCATGTCGCCTTTTAAGTCTCCGGCTTCAAACTGGTTAATATCAGTTGGGGTCAACAACATACCAAGACTGTCTATGACAAATAAAACTTTGGGACGTTCAGTCATCTCTTTATACTCTTTCATGAATTCGTGGATAGTTTTTGCCACGTCATCAATCATAGCCATATTGAGTTTTAATAATTTTTCTTCGCTGGTGTCAACACCTAGTGCGTGTAACCATTTTTCGTCAAGGGCATTTTCGCTGTCAATTAATATGACATATATACCTTGTTCTTGTGCATTTTTTACAATGTTTCCAGAACAGATATATGATTTGCCTGCACCTGATTCTCCAGCAAATACAGTGACCTTGCCCAATGGAACGCCACGATTAAAATCACCGCTGATAAGGTAATTTAGAGCAAAGTTACCGGTACTGATCCAATCTGTTGGATCATTAAACCCTACGCCGAGCCCATCAATGCTCTTAGTCAAGGTTTTACGAAATTTCGATAAATCGAAGGCTTTTGTAGCCATAATTATATTCTCCTGTTAGATAATAACCTGGGCGTAAGAACTAAGTTCTCAGAGGCCCAAGCCGTATTTTTTACTTCTGACGATTACGGATCATTGCTAAGATATCTTGAGCACGATCGCCTGATGCAGGAGTTGTTTCTGATTTTGATGCAGTTGAAGGAGTACTGACTGTACGACCGCCATCAAATGGTACATCGTCGTCAATATCTGTTACTGCTGGTTTGGCTTTTGCAGTATTAGGATCGCCAGTGGCTTGTCCCATGCCTGCTGGTTTGAAGTATTGACCCCAACGAGCCATATCAAATGCTTCACCGTCAACAGACGCTTCAAACATTTCTTTGATAACTTTTACTTCAACTTCACCTGGCTTCTTAGGCAAATAATCTTTAAGATCATAAAGCCCATGTGTTTTAAGTGCAGTTTGTTCTGCATCGCTTAATGGACGAGTTTTACGACTCCACTTGCTAGTAGAGTAGTCGGCATAGCCGCCTTTACTAGTTTTGATCAGTTTGAAGTCAACACCGTTGACTAAATCTGTTGGCAAGTCTTCCATTTCTGGATCCAACAATGCACCGCGGATCAATTGGAAGATCTGAGGACCAATAATGAATCTACGAACTGGATTCTCTGGTTTGCCTTCTTCTTTTAGACCGTCATCTACAACAAAGCCTTGAAAGATATAACTACGTTTCTTCCAGTACTTACGACCTTGATCTTCAAGACTTGGATCTTTAAACCAACCGCGAACTTCTGAAAGAATTGGACATGTCTCGCCATACATTTCCATGCAGGGAACATTTACGGTTACTTGTTTGCTTTCTGATTCACCTTTAACTCCGGCGAATGGCAATTTGATCATTGCACGTTCTACCCAGAAAAATGTGTTATCAGGATTGCCGTCTGGTAAAAAACGGACTGTTGATTCGGAACCTTCTTTTAAATTCCAGAACGGATAAATTGAATTATCTCCGCCTGTTCTTTCTCCGCCTGTTGAGCGGGTTTCTTGTTCCTTTAGTTTTGCGCGAATTTCAGCTAATGATGCCATGATTATCTCCTATTGTTAGCCTATTAGTTTTGCCTATATTGTTTTAGAACCTACTAAAACAAAAAGTGCATATACATAGTATACGCACTTTTATTTAGTCTTGCAAGAGAAATCTTGCTTAAAAATGATTTATTTTGCCAATTACTTATGACGTACCAAACTGATCAATCGACTTAGTTCATCATTGGCGAATGTAACTGATTCCGATGCAGGTTTGCCAGTTAACTTATTCCAAACGCCCTTGACCGCATCTAAGTTCTTTTGGCCAGCAGCATCTCTTCTAGAAACTGCTGCTTGTGCGGCTGCATCACCTGGATAAGGTTGACGTGGGTTCAATTGAGACCAAGCTAGTTCCAATTCGGATCTTGATTTAATCGGAGTACCGTCACCTGATGTTACTGCACCACCACTACCGGATTTTACAGTTGGTTGTACTGTAGATAAGGGTGCCGGTGCAGCAGGTGCCGCTGGTTGAGCTGCTTGGCCACCTGCTGGAGCTGCCGGTTTAGCACCCGCCATAGGACTTCCAGACCCAGCAGTATCTCCAGGCTGTGCATTAGATGCTACTGTTGAAAAGTTTCCACGATACCCACTTGATGCTGGTGCAGCCGCTGGTGCAGCCGCTGTTTGTTGAGGTTGTAATGCTGGACTACCGGCGGCAATTCCTACTTTGGCTTTTTCAACATCTGCTTGCGCTGTAGGTGCTTGACTGCCTACAGGAGGTGCATCTGCTGTAGTTGATTGTTCTGGAGCATTCGGATCTGCTGCTGGTTCTTTACCTTGTGCTTTTGCTAGGTCCGCGGCATTCATTGGAGTGCCACCACCGCTAATTGGTGTTTCTGGTGCGGCTGCTGGTGCGGCTGCTGGTGCGGCTGCTGGTGTTGGTTGGGCTGCTGCGCCTGCTGGTTTAGTTTTTACCTTACCAGCTTGTGCGCCGGCAATTGCTCCAGCACCGCCATCGATATTTGTTAATAGACGGGGATCTCTTGCCATAGTAGGTCTTTGATTAGGAGTTCCAACTGGCGCATTGCCCTTAGCCGGTGTTACACCTATTGCCTGTGCTGCTGGACTAATGCCAAATTGTGCGGCTGCTGCCTGTGTTGCTGGACCCATGATACCGTCGGCTTTAATCTTAGCACCTTTGGCGATTAACTCTTGCTGTAATTTCATTACGCCTGCATCAGGTGCTTCTGACAACATAATTGATTCGTAGGTTACACTTTCAAATGCCATGTTATCTGGGCGCATGCCTGCTAGCTTTCTCATGCGGTGCGTTTCACTAATTTGTGACAGTGTCTCAATTACACGATGTGCAATCGGTGTAGCCTCTTCACCGAATTTCTTTTCAGTGGCAATTAATACACCTGTTTCACCTTTGGGGAAAGTCCCATGCTCTTTATCGTAAAATGATTTTATAAATTCTACAATTTCTTTTGGATGAGGTTTAAGAGTTATGCCAGCACGTTCTGCTAGTTCAGATAATGACATTTTTTGTCCGCCTATTTCTATTGTATCTTCGCTTTTCATACCAGCTTTACGAGCTTTCTCAATAGCTGCTACTAATCCCTGTTTGGCTGAATGCTGAGCACGTTTTTTGACAACATTACCAAATTTATCTTTTTTATCACCTACTGGTCTGCCGCCATCAAATGGAGCATCGTCTTGGCTTTCTGCAGCCACTGGCTGTTCTGCTGTAGGTGCCGGTTCAGCTGCTGGTGCTGCTGGCAGTTGTCCTGCTGTAGGAGCTGGTGCTTCTGGTGCAGGAGTTGGTGCACCAGCTTCTTGTCCTGCAGATGGAAATGTCACTTGATCTACTAGCTCAGGATGTTCTGTTTCTAGATATCCTTTAATAATTGGTGCTAGTTCAGTTTCTGATGGAAGGTCGCCTAACACCTTCATAAATTTAGGGTCAGTGATTATGTCTTTGAGACTCATTGTAGCATTAGTTCCGTCTACACCTGCCGTAGGGTTGGTAGACAAAAATTGATTAAGTTTTTCTAATGCTGCGGATTTAACTGCTTCATCACTACTGGCAATACCGTCATCTTCTGACAATAGACTTTCAAGGGTATATTCAAACTCGGCAAATTCTTTAATGTCTTTTTCATCATCGTGGTCGTGATCGTCACATTCGCAATCGTCAACTGGTTTATGACAATCATCGCACTTTTCTTCTGAGTCTTCACCTAATAAGTCATCTGGTGTTAATTCTTTAACATTAGATCCTTCGCCAACTAGTTTATAGATGTAAGGAAACACATCTTTTAGTGCTTCGTTAAAATTACGTATAGTTAATTTGTCAACCCAATCATTTACGATATCTTCTGGGATTTGTTCTGCTTCTGATTGACTAAACGATTCTGCAAATGATTTATAATGAGATGCGTTTTGTAACTGATGTATTTCTTTTTTCACTTGATCAATGCGTTCAATGACTTTACCAGTCACAGTTCCCATTGCTTCGCTAATTTGTTCTTGACGGCTAACATAACCTTTAAAGAATCGTAATTTTGATAATTCTTCTGATAAACCAATAACATGTTCACCTATTGCATCATACGGTGTTCCGCCGTGTGCTACATGTTGAGCAAGAGCTCTTGCACCGTTAAGGTGTTTGTATGGGTACTTAAATCTTTCACCTTGTGCATTTTCAATAAAAATGCTTTCAATGTGTAGTGTTCTTCCAGCTGGGTTGTCGTAATTTACATTCTGTGAATGTTTTACAATAATTTTTGCATCGCCCATATCTTGGAAACTGGTTCTGTTAGTTCCCCATAATTTACTTTCGGTCATTTGGCCTTCTCCGCTATTTGTAGCTAAAAAATTATAATCTCTCTTATCTAGATTAGATTTTACTAGATCTCTAGTTTCGTAATTTAACAATCTTCTTCTTGCAAATTCACGTAACGATTTCAAAAAAGCATACCATTCGTTAATAACAGGTTGAGGTTGTCCTTCTGCTATGTCATTACTGTACATAACTGTTAGTCCTTTTTTCTCACTTAGTTTGATACTAACTGATCCTAGACTAACTCCTTCTTTAACATAATCAAATTCAAAGAATCTAGCGTTTTTTAGATCTTCTTCGTTTTCGATGACAGCGCCACTTTTGTCGCCCATTTCAATCTTTGGAAATCTTGTACGAATTTTTCCAAAGAGTTCTTCTGCAATATTATCTAGATTTGCGTTCATAGTACTATTTATCCTAAGCCAGAAGAAACAAATATCGGCATTGGAGGTTCAAAATCTTCTTCATCAAACTCTCCTCTGCTGCTGAGAGTTTCAAAAACTCTTGGATCCCAATCTGCTAATACCTGACTCATTCGTACCGCTAATAGTAGCGAGGACACAAGATCGTCATACTCACCTGTTTTTGCCTTAAAACTAACTCCGCTAGCTATGTAGGCTTTGAGTTCTGTAATCAGCGGTTTGCTGTGCATTTTAAATGTATCTGCTTCAATTAAGTGTTTAAGTCTAGCACAAGCAGCAATTTTGCTTTTATGGGTAGTGTTAAATCCTTTTCTAAACTTACGTACATGTCCTTTCCGTATTGGCTCTGATACAAATAATCCAGGAAATTGGTCTTCACCTATGTCTTTTATTACTACTAGGCCTGCTTCACCGATGTTGTTATTCTCTAAAGACCAATAGATATCATTTGAATTATCAGATCCTACAGTACCTTCTAACCATTTTAAAATATCTCTTAGTATTCTTATTTGTCCTTGGATAGGTGTTTCATTATGATGCCATTCTGCTACTTGTTCAAAACTAGGAAGTTCTATTACTTCTATAGCAGCATAATTTCCCCCTGTGCCTAGGCTTGGATCTAAACTTACAAGATAAATGTTACCTGATTTAGGCTGCTTGTAAATCCTAGTTTGACCCATTCGTGATATAGGTTCCTTACCTTCTAGTTCACTTAATTTAATACTATTGACCAACGTTTCATCGTAGACTAAGAATTCGCATCCATATTCACGACGGAAACGTTCTTCGCCAATGCGCCCACGTTCTTGTGTTGCCCATGTTTCATCTCTGTCAGGATGTTCATTCCAGTGACAAGTATATGCAAAAAATCCATTAACGCCTAATGGGGTTTCATTTCCGTACTCGTCAAATCTTTTATTAGCATCTTTCCATATAAGAGCAAATTCGTCTTCATCACTGTTAGGAGTTGAAGTAATAATTGCTCGACCACCAGTGGCCAGTGTAGGAGATATTGAAGTCCAGAATTCTGTAGCAATGTTAGGTTGTACGAATGCAAACTCGTCACAGTAGAGTAGTGAAATACTCATACCGCGACCAGTATTTCCAGTGGTTGTAGCACTGACTATACGACTGCCGTTGTCAAATTCTATACTGCCTTTGTTGTAGTTAGTAGCCCCAGCCCTAATATGATCAGGACAATCTTCGTATGCATAACGTATACGTTGCATGATTTCTTGTGCGCCAGTATATTTGTGTGCAGCCACAAGAACAGTTTGATCAGGATGAAACATAGCATACCACAATAGATAACCGGCAGCACAGGTAGTTTTACCGCTTTGCCGAGGTAACATGTTAATGTTAAATCTATTATTGTGATAACTTTCTAGTAGTCTTTCTTGATAACCAAAAGGTTCAAATAACAGTTTTCCTTTTACAGGATGTTGTATGTAAAAGAAATTTTTAACAAAGTATTCATATCCTGTAACTGGATCTGCACAGGCAAGGACTTCTTGAATCTGTTGTTCAGTAAATCTTTCTTGTTTATGTGCCTTTTTAATTAAGACACCGTCGAGGCTTTTTCCCATATGATTATTTAATGAAAAAAATAGGCTCACCGGAGCCTATTTGAGTAACTTATAGTCTAATTATCTACTTTTAATTTCTTGATATAAGTTGTGTAGATTTCTTTTAATGCCCTCAGAAGTAACTGCGTAAGGGTTGCCTCCGCCGTTGACTTTTGGACGCTCGTCTCCTTTGCTGGCTAGATCGTCGCCTGTGGCTGTAATAGTGTCTATTGAACCATACATTTCGTCTGGTTCGTTAGCATAGGATTCTTCTTCCATGTCGTTACCAAAAATAATTCCGTCTTCGTCACCTTCTGGTTCGTCATGTGGATGATCCATACTCTTAATATCTAATTCTAGATCGTCAGCATCTTGCGGTTCATTGCCCGAAGTATCACCGATGTCTTTTAGGATATTTAATAGATCACGAATGCCACCTGGTCCTTGTCCGTTCATACTAAGATTCATGCTAACATTGTCGGGTTGTTTTGGTGAACTCATGGGCATGTCTCCTCCACATTCTTCTAACTCACCGTCTGGGATGGTTGGAGCAGGAGTATTAAGTTTGTTCATGGTATAGCGTTTTTCCATTTCTGGATTTTTGCCAGCCAGGCCGGTAGTAAGATCGGTTACTACATTTTTTAATTCAGGGCTAGTGTAAGTTTTAATGCCTATACTATCATTGCCTCCGCCGATCTCTTTATTCAACATATCGCCTTTGGCTCTGTAATCTGCATACTTGTCATAGGCAGCGTTATCACCTGCATTGCCTGCCGGTCCTACCTCATCAAGATTTTTAATTGTTTTATATAATTCTGTAAAGTTCATTATTTTTTTCCTTGTCTAGGATCAGGATTCTTAACGGCGCCCAGTGGACTTTTTGTACTGTCTTTAGGAGTTTCAAAATCTGGATCTGTTTTTTCAACTTTTTCTTTAGATTCTGCCTTAGTGATTTCTGCTCTACGATCAGCATTAATTTTGTTAAGCTCTTTTAAGAAACTAGTAACGTGTTCTTGTCCTACTAGTTTTTGACCTTCTGCATTTGTTTCGTAATCTTTTTCTAATAAAGATTCGCCATCACCTGGTGCTTTCATATGGGCATGATTCATTTCTGCCTCAGCTTCTTCCATAGGGTTGCGAACCTTAATATAAGATGGATTCATTTTTAATTTTTCAACTAGATCATTCCTTAGAACAAAACTAGTAGTAGGATAATTACATTCTACTTCAAATGTATGAACTTCTGTATTTTTAAGTTCAGGAAAATCAATTGGACTTTCTTGAATAGGTGTTCTTTTAGCAGCACTTACTTTTGTGCAGTCATATTTTGCTAGAGCTTCTTTAACTCGAGCTACTAGATCTTTTTGTATATCGCCAGCAATTTTTACTCTAAAAGGATAAGTTTTTTTGCTTTCGATTAGGTATTCTTTGAATGAAGTCATAGTAAATTCCGTATACGTTATTTATTCATATTTTTAAGTTTTTCCAAGAGGCTATTGCGATCCGAAACTATATACCCGTCGCCTGGAATAGTAAGTCCGCCGTCACCGCCTGCTGCATCTTGATCAATTTTTTGTTTTTTAAGTTGAAGCTCTATCATCTTAAGTTTTTTGTCAATTTTGGCTGCCTTAGCATCTATGGCATTCTTTAACATTGTACCTGCAACTTCAAAAATACGCCCGCTGTATCTTGCTTCAACATTCATGCCTAAATCCATTAGATCATCATAGGCATCTGTTGCACGTTGGGCCAGCGCATCAAATTCTGCATCACTAGCATCGCCTAGACCCTTTACTTGAGGTAGCGCAGCTGATATTTTATCAAATTCTTCTATATCACGAAGAAATGGTTGTACTTGAGGAACAACTTCGTTTTTCTGTTCCTCAGCTTTGATTATCTTTTTATTTTCAGGGAGATTTAAAATCTCTTCAAGTTTTTTAGTCATACTTTACTTATCTTGAGCCGTTATGAAATAGTTCATTTTCTGTAATTATTCTAAAACGTATGCCCTGTTGTCTACAATAAGCATTTGCTGCTGACCATTTGGCTTGATTTTGTATGTATTGTGCCTGCCGTACTTTACTACGTCCTACATCTTCCAACACTGCTTGATTTTGAGGTTTTATTTCAATTAGCTCTACATTAATTTTATTTTTAGCATCGACATACTGTATAAAAAAATCTGGAACATAAATTGAATGACGTCCAGTTAAAGGATTTTTATAAGGAATTTTAATAGCTTCACATGCCCACTGATGAACACTTTCGTTAGTATCACAGAAACGCATAAAGTGCCATTCCCAACTGCTGCGATATGTAGGATTTTTAAGTCCTATATATTTTTGGGGATTTTTTGGTGTAAATTTTCCTTGAGCAAAACGACTCATACTAAAATATTTCTGCTCTCAAATGTGTCTTCTACCGGTGCAATCTTATAACCTAAAAAAGAAGTGCTCTCTCTGTAGTTATTAAGGACTTCTGCAACAACTTGGCTTAGTTGTAGGTCTGTTAAACCTTTAAGCGTATCTAATAGCTGGAAAACGCTAACACCGTCATTTTTTGCTTGGTTTAAAAGAATAATAGTAACACTGCGACTTGAATCTTGATCAAATCCTCTCTTTAAAAAGAAAGTTACAGTAGCATCAATTTCCATAACAGGAAAGGTAACTTCATGTAAGAAGAATTTATCAAAGAAATTTTTTACTTCAGTTGAACTATCTTTAGAGTCAGATTGTGGAAGATTATTGAGCATAATTAGAATCTAGGTTTAGCCTGTACATTTGTAGATTTTACTTGACTTTGGGGAAATGCAATATCATCGATACCGCTTACACCAGGCCTGGCCACTGAATTTAGTGATTTTGTTATAATATTTTTACCTTCTTCTCTAACACCAGCATTGGTAAGTCTTTTACTATTTTGATATGTATTGATAGTTTTAATTGCTGTTGATAAAAAGTTAGCGGGATTTTCAAATGCTTCACCACTAAAAATATCACCTAAAACTTCTGAGGCACCAGCAATGACACCGCCTTCACCGAATAAGCTAGCGGTGCCGCCACCTGCTATACTTAATGGGCTCGGACTTAGGTCATAATGTTCTAAGGCAAATCCTTCTGGGTTACCTCTTTGAACACGGCCAGCACCGTAATAAACTGCTTCGTAGGCCAGTGTCATAGTATTTTCATGGGGACTGCTATTTGCGTAATCTAACTGTTCGTGATTCCAATTAGTGATTACAGGATTAACTAGAGTATAACTAACAAATGTATGACGTGCCATTTGATAGATAGTTATTTTTCTAAAAAACGGAATGCTACTATCATTATCAAAGCCATATTTGCCTCTGATAAATTCACTACCTCTCATACTGGTCCTATAATAAGATCCGGGTATTGACTTAGCAGTTCTACTATCGGCAAAATAATAACCGTAGTAGTTTTGCCATAATTGATTAACTAGACCTAGATTATCGTCATTAAATTTTACTTGTACAGGCTGATAGTCAATTTTATTATGAACAATCTTTTTTCTATTATATTGATTTATTGTTTCGGTGGTTATATTAAAATTAGGCAGATTAATACTCTTAACCATGAGGTTAATTTCATTTCGGTGCCTTTGATCTAACGCAGTATTTTTAAGAGCATCAGTATTAATACTGAAACTAACATGATACAGATATTTTTGTTTAGGTGCAAGCCTAAATGTATCATCCGTAAACGTGCGGGCGGCATGTTGGAAGTCACCCATGTTACCTTTAGGATGCGTTACACCATAAAGAGTATTATTTAAAAAACCGTCAAATGCGTTGGACATGCTATTATTTATCGAACCGAATTAACTGAGTAGTTAATACAAGTCTATAAAAAAGGACTGTTGCCAGTCCCTTTTTTTAAATACCGCCGCCTGTGGCTAGTGTATTAACTGTACGTCCTACGACTGTACCTATACCTGTTCCTTGCGGACTTTGAATACAATTATCCATTTGTATAGTTAGGTCGATTTGTGCAGGTCCTTGTTCACTGTATGCTACATTCTGGTAGTTTGCAGTTGTAACATAGCAACCATAGCACTCCCATGTTTCTAGAACTGTGGCTACGTTTGCACCGTTGCCGCCATCTAACATTTCAATACGCATGGTGAATTTGTAGTCTACACCGCTAGCAGCTGAACTTTGTTCAAAAAAGTCAAACTGTTTCTGCATTTGTTCGCCTACTAGTTTTGTAACTGCACCAGTTACATCATCACGTAAGCTAACGTTTAGCGGTTGCCATGTATGTTTGCCAGCATAGTTAATTTTACTGTTGTAAATTTCAATAGTCTGATTAGCAAACTGCACATTAGGTCGAGCTGCTGAAATAACTTGTTTTGTTAGTTCAGTAGTTGGTGTTGATACACCAAAGTTTTCAAACATCACTCTAAAGCGATATTTTAGCTTTGGCATCAGCATGCCTTGAGCTGAAGCTGATTGATCGCTAGCTAAGGGTACTGTAAATTTTGAAAGGGTTGCGACTGCCATTTGTATCTCCTAATTATTTGCTGCCAAGGCCTTTGATTTCACCAGTGTTCTTTAAACGCAATGGAATATAGATAAATTCAACTGATTTTACTGGTTCAATGGCAATGTCAAGATATAATTCATTACGATCAATTCTTGACGGTGTATTGTTGCTGGTATCACATACAACTAAGAAGTCATAGATTGCACGTTGACCAACTAATTCTAACATTAGACTTTCAGCAGCTTGTTTGATCTCGTCGCGTGTTATCTTATCGTTAGGTTCAAATATATAAGGTTTAGCTAGTATATTCAATTGACGGCGTAGATAAACAACTAGTCGAGCTACGTTGATACGATCTAGACTACTTGCATTTTTTGCACGAGTTAATTGACCGTAGTTTACAAGTCCTGTACCGGTTATAAATGTTATTGGATTTACTTTACATGTTTTTTGTAGAGTATCTCGTTGTCCAGTATTCAATGCTACTGATTGGAATTCGCCTGACACATAATCAATGTATCCAACTGAGGTAGCATTTGTAATACCGCCACGACGTGTGCCCGCTGGTGCAAACCAAGGATAGCTGACATTATCGCTCAGTGCGATTGTACGTAACATCATATGACTTGGTGGAACAACAATGTTTCTACCAGCGTTATCGCTAGTGAATCCCCATGGATAAAAAACTCCTAGGTATTCATCGCTGGTCACTAGTCCGTATACATCGTCTTCGACACTGTTATATACGTTAGTTCCCCAGTTAGATAAACTTGTTGCATCAGCAGGTAGACGGCTCGGAGAATCGCCTACAACAAATGCAGTAAGCCCTCTGTCGAAGTTTAAATTAACCATAGGTCCGATTAGTTCTTCGTATCCTGGGCAAGCTATTAGATTAAACACGCGACTTTCTTCATCTCTAATTTCTTGATTACTGTTAACCAACCCTCTAAGAGCCTGCAGAGCAACTTCACGTTGTGCATGACGACCAAAACGTCCTGATCCGTTGGCAAAGTTACCGCTGATTGAAACCCAACGATTTGGATAGTATTCAACAGTTGAAGCATCATCTTGACGCTTGTTTACTGCACCAAAAGAAGTATCTATATGGTTCACTTTATATTGTTTTACGTTCCAACCTGAACGTCTAGTATTCCAGAGTAACATGCCTCTTGGATATAGTGCTGGATCGGGTGCGTCTGGATCTAGATAATCATAGGTTAATAGTGTTTCTATGCTATCTGGTTCTGTATCATCGCCTGCACCACTCCATCGAGCATCTGCAAATATGATACCAGATTCTGTTGTGTTATCAGTAGTGTCTATCGGATCCCATTTATATGCAGCCTGATTCCATCTATACATTTTAGGGAACAATTCTGGTATGCTAGGATCAATCCAAATATCACCACCACTAAGGTCTGTTATGCCATCGCTTTGTTTTCTAGGCATAGTTGCTGAAATAATTGGTCCTTTAGGATCAGATGATCCAACAAAAGGTGATGGTATTGCAGAAAGTCCGCTTAAACCATTATATTGATATCCTACCCATGTTTCGCCATTGTGTACTAATATGTCTACCTCATCATAGACAGAGTCATACCATAATGTGCCATCTGCAGGTGGTGTTGTAGGAGCTGTAGAACTATAAACAGCACCTGTCAAAGGTTTCCACAGTGATGCTAAGAAGTGATTAGGATGATCTACATCGTCTTGAATCCACGGTGGAGCTTCATAAAAGTTAGTATCTCCAGCAAATAATAAAGCTACATCTCTGTCTATATTATCATCAACAAGGGTGAAGTCACCGCCTAAAGTATGCTTGATAATTACCTTATTAGCACTTGTAACTTCTGCAACAATATTGTTGAAATTAAAACCGTCATCGTCTACTGCGGCTACAATAGCTGATACTAATGCCTCAGCATCGGCTTGAGCTTTTGATGTAGCGCCTTCTGGTAAGTTATTAGGATCGGCTCCTACAAACACCACAGTAATTGGATCGCGTAGTGTATCTTGACCAGCTGCAGACTCACGAATGCTGAATATATACTCTTCACCATTTATAAACGTAGTATCTGTAATAGCACTTGATGTAATTTTTGTTGCACCTACTGCACTGCGTCTAAAAATTTTAAAACTAGCTATTGGTGGATCTACTTCGCCGTCATTGGTTTTTACATAAAGAGCATTGAGTGGAATTTTAGCTCCGCCGCCTACTTTATCTAATCCATAAAGAGCCTCGTGACCGCTGGCGTACAATGGTGCTAGTTGGGTTACCCATGATTGAGTAGCTGAACTATATCTTCTTACAATCCACTTGGCGCCACTGTTATATTCTGTTGTTTTGATCCATACACTGCCGTTAGGACGTGGATCGTTATTTTCAAATTTCCAATTTGGTACTTGAGTATGTTTACTAATTTGCAAAGCAGGAGGAGGTGAAGATTCACCTGGAATTGCACCCAGGGCCTCAAAATCTACCAAGTCCAGCTGATCAATACCGTCTCCATCTACCATCACTGAAGCAAAGTCAGAATAGATAAAGATTCTTCCTATTCTTGCTGTAGCAAAAATACCTTCTGGTGTATTTGCATTAATAGCATCTGCTATATCCTGTAGAGTAGGACTTCCTGGGGTTGCTGCTTCGATTGTTATTAGATTACCATTCAAATTAAATTGTGATAGATCTACTATGCCTGCAAGATTAACTTGATAACTTACTGTATGCCAGCTTGAAATCCAATCTGTGCTGCCTAACTCTACCCATTGAGAAGGTCTAATTTCTCCAATGGCGCCTGCCTTGTACCAAAATCTCACAGTGCTTGTAGTAGCTACAACTGCATAGTCTCCCACAGTTCCTACACTAGGTCTTGGTTGACCGCCATTTAAAATTTTTGCTGTATCTGTTATAACTAACGGTACTTTATTACTAAATTTTTGTCCGCCTACAACACTGGGATGTTCAGCACTCCATTGGAAAATACCATATAATGAAGAGCCTGTATCAACCCATACAGTTCCGTCTACAGGTTCACCTGTAGGTGCTGCATCTTTTGCTGCTAGTTGAGTTAGGTCTAAATCAGCACGAACAACATACGCTCTATTGCTAACTCCAAGATATGAGTAAGCTGCCTGTAGACCATATTCGTTTTGTTCTGAACCGTGTACAGGATTGTTATTGCTGTCTGTGATAAACTTGGGTATTCCAAATGTATCTGATAAATCTTTTTGACTGGTTAAAAGATATACTTTACCAGCGTTTGCTTTGAGTGTTCCTGGTGCTACACCTGTGCCTGCACCGTTTTGTTTGTCCTGCGCAGATGCTACGATAATTAGTGGGGTTGTACCGGGAGCAGCTGGTGTATAAAAACTTTCATCTATAACTGTAACTGCTACGCCTGGTGAATCAAGCTGGGCCATTTGTCAATCTCCTTGAATCCTTGTTCTATTGTATTTAGTGGAATTGGTTAAAATACCAAGGTTAAATACATATAGAAAAGGGCAAGAAAAGGGCAGGTATGAGAAGTCTATGCAAAGAATGTGGCCAAAGACCAGTGGCTATTAATTATTATAAAGGGAAAAAACCCTACTACAGATCAAAGTGTGATCATTGTGCTAGAGGTCTTGAGGTAGGATTACCTAAATGGTATATCAGCGGCTACCGACAAAAAGATACTTGCGAAAAGTGTGGATTTAAGTCAAAGTATAAAGAACAATTTAATGTTTTTCACATCGACGGCAATCTAGACAACTGTCGGCCTAGCAATCTTAAGACGGTGTGCGCCAATTGCCAGCGAGTGCTTCATAAAGAGGGGATTCGTTGGCGACAGGGAGATTTGGTGCCAGATCTCTAATCTGTACATACAGGTCGTCTAGCGAACCGTTATTATCTAGCACAGTGTCAAATTGTGTGCCTACCCAGCTGGTTTCGCTGGCATGGATTCCTAATTTTTCTAGACGACTTTTGCTAATACTCCATGAAGCATTGCCATTAGGTCCAGCGTTAACACTTACAGCAGCATCATACCATTCGGGCTCAGGACCACGAACAACACGCACTACAATACCGCCTGCATTTTTTATGCTTTTAATTTCATTAGGAAAACGACAGTCACTGATAACGATATCATCAGTACTGGTACGCAGTTTATTTTCTAATGCAGCAATCCATATATCGTCATGGAATCCTTTGCGGCAGACTTCTGTGCCCCATAATTGTAGCATTAAACGGGGAGTAAGATTAGGCATATTCAAACGTTCTGCCCACCAAGGATCTACTTGTTCACGCCACTCACGTGCTTGTTTAGTGCGCCCTTCTAGTAGAGTTCTATCCCATCCAAAAACTTGTGCAACTGCGTCTTTGAGAGTGTTAGCAAAACTCTCACGTCTAAATCCATGGAAATTTGTTAGATAGTCTGCTACTGTATCTTTACCCGAGCCAATGAAACCACATACACCTATGATCATAAAACACCTCTGATAGTGTAGTATATAACAAAAAGATTACGAGGTCAATATTTTCTTTAGCCAATTACAAAAGTGTATGTTCCACTGTGTCCAGGGATATACATTTCGAGTTCTTTGTCTAGTGCGGCTATTTCTTCTTTGCTAGCTGCTTTAAGGTCTGTACCATTAAGACCACCGGCGCCACCTGGTCCAGCGATTTGACCAAACTTACCCCTAGCTTCTCCTAGTATGCCTTTACAGATAGCCAAAGTGTAGTCTTTGACCCACTGTCCTGCATATAGATCTCCTATAATTACCCAATCTGGCTTGTAATTTTGGCCACGAATCATGATCATTTCGCCTTCTGCGAACGGGCGTTGTAGGATGCGTAGAGTATGGCTGTGCTGTATCCATTGGAATTCTATGTAAGCACCGAACATACGCCCTACCATTTCTTGGTACTGTGCAAACATATCGTAGGTAGCTATGCCGCCCAGCATGGTGCTGTTTAACAAATAGGTGTTTGTATAGGCCAAGTTAAATGGTTCAAATAGTGTGCCACCGTTTCCACCACCACTGCGACTACCGATAGTTCTGCGATATAGACTCTGTACGTTGATAATTTCGTCAGGTAATCTGTATTCGTTTTGGTCTTTTATTAGCTCTAAAAAATAATAGGCTTCTTCTACACTGGCACTGCTACGTTGGCGAAATCTTGATAGGCTACGTTTTAGTGCTGTTTCATAGTGAATAGGGTCAAGTTCAACTTCAACCATGCCATCGCCCAGCATGGTTTTCACATAATCATATACTTCTTGCACTGCTTTGTTTGCTGTAGGCGTATCCATTGAAATTCCTCTCTTACAATAGTTATTTACCGATAAATATACTACTATGCCACGCTTAAGCCTATTCAAACCCGAAAAGGGTAATGACTACAAGTTCATCGACCGACAAATTTCTGAAATGTTTCAAATTGGCGGCACTGAACTGTATCTGCACAAATACCTGGGCGTTAACACAGATGAAGCTAATGCTACAGCAGCAGAACCTCACTATGATGTGTTATCGCCCTCAAACATACAAGATCTACTGTTTTTAGAGAATAGAGATCGTAAATACGAGCCAGAAATTTATAGGCTGCGAGGTATTTACAATGTACAAAATATTGATTTTAATCTAAGTCAATTTGGCTTGTTCATAGATAATGATACTATCTATCTAACTGTGCATATCAACGACTGGATAAAATTAGTGGGTCGTAAGCCTATAAGTGGAGATGTACTAGAATTTCCGCATCTAAGAGATGAATTTGCACTTAATGATTATTCTGTTGGTTTGCCTAGATATTATGTAATAGAGGATGTAGGCCGTGCCAGCGAAGGTTTTAGCATGACATGGTGGCCGCACTTATACAGATTAAAACTTAAAAAGATTGTTGATGCACAACAGTTTGCTGACATACTTAATCAGAAAGCCACTAATGCAGATGGTACAGAAAGTGATACTACTCTGCGTGATCTTCTTAGTACACGAAATAAAGAATATCAAATTAATGATGCTATGATTGCACAGGCGGAGGCCGATGCACCGCTCAGTGGTTATGAAACAAGACAATACTATACATTAGCTGCTGATGAACAGGGTAATTCGATACTTAAAACTACAGACGATACTGATCTTGATGCTAGTGACACCACAGATGATGCCAGTGAAGTAGCAGGTCATGCACTGCGTAAGGGATATACTGGCTACCTAGTCAGTGATGGTAATCCGCCCAACGGTCAAAAAAGTCTGCTAAATCCTTTTGGCCATGGTATACAATTTCCAGCAGGCGCAACCAAGGACGACTTCTTCCTACGCACTGATTTTATGCCTAACAGACTGTTCCGCTTCAACGGCACTACTTGGGTCAAAGTAGAGGATAATCTGCGTATGACAATGACCAATAATGATCAACGTCAAACTCAGAAAACCAGTTTTATCAATAATACAAATATTACTGGTAAAAATCAAATTGGTCGAGACTATATTACCGCAGTTGGAGATACTTCAACTATTCAAACTAACGTTGCCTATGCAGACGGCGTAATTGCCACAGCCTACATTAATGATACTAAGATTAATGCCACTGCATCGTCGGGCACAGGCGGTAATACTCTAATTACTCTAAGCAAGACTGCGGCAGATGGAGATCAAATTCAGTGGAAATTGTTTGCCAGTTCAGTACCAGAACGTCAGGCACTTAGCAAAGCAATCAAATATAAACCAGAGGCAGACGTATAATGATGCATTTTTATGACGGACAAATCCGTCGATATATCCTACAAATCACAAGATTCTTCAGTAACTTTTATGTTAAGTATGGAGATGGTACGCTAGTACGTGTACCTGTGATGTATGGTGATAGTGATCGTCAAGTGGCAAACATTATCAAAGACAATTCAGAAAATAAAATCAATAGTGCGCCACGTATTGCTGTGAGTATCAGCGGACTTGCACTAGAACGTGATAGACTGGGCGACAGTACCTTTGTGGGCAAGCTACACATTAGAGAGCGTGACATTGTAGACGATGTTTATACAGGGGAACAGGGTGCTAACTACACAGTTGAGCGTATTATGCCTACCCCATATAAGTTATCAGTCAAAGTAGAAATATGGACGACTAGCACAGATCAAAAGTTACAGATAATGGAACAGATCTTAACCTTGTTCAACCCCAGTGTCGAAATACAAACTACTGACAACTATATTGATTGGACCAGTTTAAGTGTACTAAATTTAGAAGAAATAGTTTTTAGTTCAAGGCAAATTCCCGTGGGAATAGACAGTCCCATTGACATAGCCAGTATTAACTTAACAACACCTATATGGTTAAGTCCTCCAGTTAAGGTACGTCAGTTGGGTATTATTACAAAAATTATTACCAGTGTACTAGACGGTGGAATTAATGATCCTGAAACTTATATTGAAGGACTGGGTATTGATCCTGCTCTAACAGACTACGGTCCACCTGGAGGTAGTATATTGACCAGAGTACGAACTACTATCAGTGGTTATGGTCTAATGGTCTACGCTGGTGCTGCAAGATTGTTAGGGCCACATGAACCAGTGGTCATTGATGATCCGTATGGTATTCCCAATAAAATAGGTCCTGGAATTAACTGGCGCACATTGATAGATCAATATCCTGGCAAGTATATTGCAGACTATAGCAGTATTAGACTGATACAAGAAAATGGTCACGAGGTATTTGGTACTTTTGTTATCAATCCGCTGGATGAAACTTTAGTTTCTATTAACTGGGATAGTGACACATACCCCACTAACACCATGATCGATACTTATGGAGATTATACCAGTGTTAGATCTATCAGCCACGGAACATTTGATGCTATCATAAATCCTCAAACCAAAGGACCAAGAGGCCACGGATTAGCCACACCTACAGAAGGTGTTCGTTATTTAATTATTGAGTCCATTGGATCAGCGGACAACGAAGACGGTCCTGATGCTTGGAAAAATGATGATGACAGTGATTTTGTTGCAGAAGAAAATGATATCATTGAATGGAGTGCCGGTGCCTGGCACATAATTTTTGCTGCTGCTGAACACTCAGAAACAGACGACCCGGTATATCAAACTAATATATACACTGGCATTCAGTACAAGTGGACTGGTGCTTCTTGGGTCAAGAGTTTCGAAGGTGAGTACAGAGAGGGCATGTGGATACTAGAATTATAACTGATAAAATTATCTGTAGTGGCGCACTGTTCTATGCCAAATCAACAGGACGTTTTCTTCTAGTTCAGAAAGCCAAAGGCAAACATCAAGGCACATGGGGTCTAGTGGGCGGCACTACTCACGAAGATGAAAATCCATGGCAGGGACTACAACGAGAAGTAGTTGAAGAAATTGGATTTAGTCCACAAGTATTAAAAACAATCCCACTTGAAACTTTTGTCAGCAATGATCAAGTGTTTAATTTTCACACATACCTTTGTGTTATCGATCAAGAGTTTGTACCACAACTAAGTGATGAACACATAGGATGGTCGTGGACCACTGTTGATCATGCGCCTCGTCCTCTACATCAAGGACTGCGTAACAGTTTTAGTAATCGTATTATTAGAACAAAATTACAAACAATATTTGATCTAATTGATTTAATTTAACTATTAGGCAAGCACCGCACTTGGGATATACCAATTGGTAGTATCAAATGAGATGAAATCTAACACTGTGCCAACATCCACTGAAATAGCCACGTTAGTACCAGTACCAGCAATGTTACCGCCACTATGAGGATAAACGTTGAGTGCGTTAGCACCACCATTTCTAACAGTAATTCTAAGTCCTGCGGCTATGGGAGTAGGAAGTATCACACCCGTGTTGAGTGCCACAGTGGTAACATGACTTAATTGAACTGTTAAAGCAGTGGCTGTACCTTGTGTAGAGCCAGCGGCTGTTACTGCGGTATTTGAACTACTATAAAAGTAAAAAGATAGTTTAAGATTACCGTTAGCGTCAATCGTCATAGCACTTGTACCTGTGCCAGATACTCCATCTGGTTTAGTGGCAAAGTCCATTAAACTACCGCGATTATTTGCAGTTGAACCTGAAGCAAACATGGCAATGTAACCAACCCTTGTACCAGAAGAGCTGCTATTGTCAGTCATGTGCCATTCAATATTACCAACGTTTGTAGCAGTAGCATTAGCAGTATTTGTAGTCAATGCTAGTACGCCGATACCGTCTGAAGCTGCTGTGCCTTTTCCTTTAATTACTAAAGCTAGTCTATTTCCTTGAGAACTTATAGATGATACTGTAGTTCCCACATGAACAATACCACTAGCATCTACAGTTAGTGCTGTAGTTCCGTTGGTTTGAAGTGCTAGAATACCTGTAGTGTCAGCAGAAAATTTCAAGCCCGTTGAGCCTGATATTACTCCATTATCTCCATTGATTGTTTGTGCCATA